TAAAAGCGTCGCCCCTACTCAAAAAGGCAATGAACCTAGTAGAGTAGGGCAACAGCAAGAATCAAGTTCTAATTTTGGTTATGATGAGGCTTTGGCCCTTCTTATTGCCCGGCATGGTATGACTTTCAAGGAAGCTATGCGGACAACGCTAGAAGAATTTGAAATCTATAATATGGCTTACGCTATCCAGCAAGAGGATAAGCGTTTAAACTCTGCTATCCAGGCTTGGTTTAATCAGTCAGTTAAGGCACAAAAGGGGCGCGGTAAGTCAACCCGTCCGGCATTTAAAAATTTCAATGAATTTTATGACCATCAAAAAGAATTTGATAGGATTTTCCAAAAAAATCAACCTACTGAAAAGGCTATACCATCAAGAAAACTAGATATGGCTGAAAGAAATAGGTTGATAAACAAAATGAGAAAGGAAGGAGGCAATTAATGGGAGCAAATTTTGACGTAACGGCTATACTAAAAGCGAATGTTTCCGACTTCAAAAGCGGTTTGAAGGAAGCCCAAGCTTCTTTGGAAAGTCTGAAAAGTCAGACTGGTTCAAGCTTGCAAAAATTAAGCGGAACAATCAACGGTATAGGCGATTCCATGATAAAAGTAGGGGCCGGCATGACAGCCGGTTTTACTTTGCCCGTAGCCGGTGCCGTCGGTGGTGTTATTAAGTCTTTTGCGAATTTAGAGCAAGCCCTGGGCGGGGTTGAAACACTTTTTAAAGATTCCGCGGGTACTGTTATCAAAAATTCAGAAACAGCATACAAGCGGGCCGGCATTTCAGGCGTGAAATACATGGAACAAGTTACTTCCTTTTCTGCTAGTTTGTTACAGGGGCTTGGTGGTGATACCGTCCAAGCTTCGAAATATGCTGATATGGCTATCGTGGACATGGCAGATAATGCGAACAAGTTCGGAACGAATATTCAGGACATTCAGAACGCTTATCAAGGCTTTGCCAAAGACAACTATACCATGCTTGATAACTTGAAACTTGGTTACGGTGGTACACAGGAAGAAATGGCCCGTCTGGTTAATGAATCGGGCGTTATGGGTGACAGTTTCAAGGCTACGGCCAAAAATGTGAAGGATATTCCGTTTGACAAGCTTATCCAAGCTATCCACGTTACACAGGAACGAATGGGAATAACCGGAACCACGGCAAAAGAAGCAAGCGAAACAGTCGCAGGATCCTTTGAATCCATGAAAGCTTCCGCCCAAAACTTGGTAGCCGGCCTTGGTCAGAAAAATGCTGATATCAAGGGGTTAATGCAAAACTTAAAAGATACAGTTATCACTTTCAAGAATAATATTGTCCGAGTTCTCAAAAATATCTGGGACAACTTACCACTAGAACCGTGGCAAAAGTGGATCGGTGCGATTGTCGTTTCTGCTGGTCCGGTGCTTACAGTAGTAGGTACGATTACTAAGGTAGTAGGTGGCATTGTCGGAATTGTAAGCAAGGTTTCAAGCGGTATTTCTGCTTTAATTGCCGGTTTCCAAGGGGCAACCGCTAGCGGTACAGCTATTTCAAGCGTTTTTAGTTCGATTGGTAGTGCTATCGGTGCGATTACTGGCCCAGTTTGGGCTATTATTGGCCTTATCGCGCTATTCGTGGCCGGTTTGGTGGGCTTGTATAACACAAGTGAAGAATTTAGGGCTAAGGTTGATTCTGCTTTCCAGGCAGTCTATAAAGCTGTATCAAGTGCGATTACTGAAGTAGTAAACTTTGTTAAAAAGATTTTCGGTACACTTGTCACTTGGTGGAATGAAAACCATAAGTTAATTCTTCAAACCGCTGAAACAATCTGGAACGCTATAAAAGCAGTAGTAGAAACCGTAGTAAATGCAGTAGCACCAATTATTGAAGCTGGATGGAACGCTATAGTTCCAATAGTAACAACGGCTTGGAACGCTATTAAAAACGTAGTTGAAACTGGTTTGAATGTAATTCTTGGAATTATCAAATTAGTAATGCAGATCATTAATGGCGATTGGTCCGGGGCGTGGGAAACTGTCAAGTCTATTGCTATGAGCATTTGGGAAGGTATTAAAACCGGTGTTAGTAACGCAATCAAGGGGCTTACTCAAGTAGTTCAAGCAGGGCTTGAATTATTGAAAGAAGTTTGGACGGTAATTTGGAATACCCTTTGGACTGTAATAGGTCCGATTTGGGAATTTATTTCTAATCTGATTACCACTTCAATGCAAGCTATTAGTGACTTCATCAATGCAACATTGACGGTTATTTCTGATATTTGGAACACAATTTGGAATACCATCTCAAGCACTTTTGGCGCTATTTGGGATTTTATTTACAATACAGTTTCTACAATCCTTACTAATGTTTGGAATGTCATTCAAACAGTATTGAATACTATTTCAGAATTTTGGGGCCACATTTGGGAAAGTATTAAAGCGGTATTCGCTGGAATTTTACTTACAATCGTAGGACTAGTTACTGGTAATTTTGAATTGATCAAACAAGCGATAGTTAGCGCTTGGAATATCGTTTGCGAACAAACCAAAGCTATTTGGGATATGATTGTGAATATCTTGAAAACTGTTTGGGATGTAATTAAGAGCGTAGCAACAGCGGTTTGGGAAGGTATTAAATCCTTCTTTTCAAACACTATGAACGCTATTTCTAACATTTTTTCAAGCGTTTGGAATGGTATCAGTTCATTTATCTCTGGTGTAATGAGTAGCATAGGAAGCGCAATTTCTAGCGCGTGGAGTGGTATCACTTCTTCTATCAGTAGTTTTATGTCTAATATTGGAAGTACGATTTCAACCGGTTGGAATACGGTAGTAAGTACAGTTACCACAGCCGGATCTAACATTGTTTCCGCTGTTACCAACGCTTTTTCAAACGCTGTTTCAGGGGCTAAAAACTTTGTAGGTAATGCTATAAGTGCCGGGGCTGATTTGATTAATGGATTTGTGGACGGTGTTAAAAACTTCGCAGGTAACTTGATTAATGCAGTAGGTGACGCTATCGGTGGCGCTATTGACTGGGCTAAAAACTTACTTGGTATTAAATCGCCTTCCCGTGTATTTAAACAATTCGGGGTATATACTGACCAAGGTTTTATTAACGGGGTTGATAGCAAGGCTGAAAACGTCGCTAAGTCAGTCGGTGGCATGGCGCAAGGCGCTATTAATGCCTTTGCTGACAAGGACTTATCCGGCGTGTTCCAGGACGAACTAAGTACGGTAGAAGGTGCTTTGGGTAGCTTGACCGCTTATGATCCTAACATTAACTTTGATGGTGGAATTTTGACGGTTAACCAACAGCCGGCCGATATCACTTTAAAACTTGGAAGCACGACTTACCGAGCGTTTACGAACGACATTACACGCGAACAAGAAATGGAATTAATTTTAGGAAGTTACTAGAAAGGGTGAAAGAGTATGTACAATTACGCTAGTTTAGGCAAATTAGATAGGGAAGTTGCTACTTTGGAACCGAGTGACAACCTAATTATTAACGGGCAACCGCTCAATAGTTTAATTGAGGGTTACCGACATTTGACAGTAACAGGCCGGGGCTTATTGGGGCAGAATGTTTCTACTACTAAAGTCCCTGGCCGGCGTGGTGTTTGGGTTGATGATTTTTCGGATCAAGAAAGAACCCTAGAAATTAAATACAAACTTACAGCAGAAACCAGTGACCAAATGCGGGACAAGTTCGCTAAATTAAACAGAATTTTAAGGACACACGCCCAAAGCGGGTTCCTTGAAATCTCTTTTAAGGACGAACCTGATTTTATTTACTACGGCTATTTTAACGGGGCTGATAGCTTCGAAGAAACAAGCCTAAGTATTGTGAGTAAGTTTAATTTAATTATCCCGGATGGTTATAAGAAAAAACGGCCCCAAACTTCAACCGGGGCTGTTTCTCTTAATGACGCCGTGGAAGTCTTACCGGAATCAATCACAGTCACACCATCAAAAACCACTGATCGGATTCAGATTGTGAACGGATCTAAAGTTATTTCTTTTTCGGGTAGCTATGCACCAGGGCAAGATATTATTATTTCTTTTGATCCAGATGAAGTTAAGGCAACCTATGGAAACCGGAATATTTTAAGTGAGTTGGACCGGTTTAGTCCCCTAGAATTGTTTAAGGTTCGGGATGGTGACACAATCACCGCGGTTAATGCGACAGTTAAGAAAGTAGTTTGGAGGGATGAAAGAGCGTGATTTATTTATTTGATAAAGAAGAACAGCTTATTAAAGTTGTAAGAAAAAATGCTATCAAGACAGCCCTTCAGACTTACGCGCTAACCACTGATAACTACGTTTCAGACCGTTTGACAGTTGAAACAAAAGCATTAAATGATGATGAATTTGAAAAGGTGGAGTATATGGCTATTCAGTCAATGGAAGATACACACCTTTTTCATTATTTCTATATTGCCCAAAAGAAAACATTAGGCGATATTACCACATTTACAGGGGTACAATCCGGGATAGAAGAACTACGGAAAACCCCGGTATTTGATAAACGCCCCAAGAATACACCAGCTAAACCGGTAATCAATGAACTCTTACAGGGTACGAATTGGCAAGCCCGTTATATCGCTGACACCACAAACCACAGCACGAATTTTTACTATACTTCAGTATTTGACGCCCTGAAAAAAATCTGTAAGGTTTGGGGCCTTGAAATGCAGTTTTTTGTTGAGATGAACAGCAACGGCCTGGGCGCCCGGTACATTGATTTCAAAAAGAAAATCGGTGAAGCAGTAGGGAAACGGGTAGTCTATGGACATAATGCGCTGGAAATTTTAAAAGAGGTTGAAAGGACCAATATTTACACGGCTTTGGTAGGCCGTGGGAAAGGTGAACAAGTTTCTAGTGCTGAAGAAAGCGGGAAAGAGGCGGACGGCTACGGAAGAAAAATCACCTTTGAAAACGTGGTATGGTCCAAGGCAAAAGGAAACCCGCTTGATAAACCGTTAGGCCAAAGATACCTAGAAGATCCAGAAATGACTAGACGTTACGGGATCAAAAACGCGGATGGAACCATGAGGGCTAAGATTGGTTTTGTTGATTTCAATGAGGAAGAAAACCCTGATGAATTGATAAAACTGACTTATCAAGCCTTGGTTAATGCGTCCCGTCCACAATTAACCTTGAAAACGTCAAGCGTTTATTTGAAAGGTGTTCAAATCGGGGACACTATCCGAGTTGTCCGACATGATAAAAAACTAGACTATGATACCCGGATTTTTGAAATTACTTTCAACCGCTTAAATAATCAATCTAGTGATATTAAATTAGGGGATCAAATTGGTGAAAGTTCTTCTTCCAAGGTTCAAGCGGTAGCAGATAAAGCAGTAGAAGAATTTATTAACAATGAATTTAAAAGCTTTATTGAAAACTTACCGGATTTTATCAGGACGGCAGACGGTTATAACACAAACTGGTATAGCGTAGAGGACCCTGTTAAAAAATACCCTAAAAAGGTAATGATTAATGATATTTGGTATAAACCGGACCCGGAACATGAAGGGCATAAAATCATGTTACGCTGGACCGGAGAAGTTTGGGAAGAAATCCTAAGAACTTACAATGAAGTAAGTTTAAGGGAAGCGATTGAACAAAAATTCAATGAGTTAAAACAAGCTATGGACCAGCAAAGCGCAAAGACTGAACAACAGATCAATGATGCTTTGAGTAAATCTGACCTTGGAAAACTTGCGGATGATGCTAAGAAAATAGTTGAACAAACAAAAAGCGAATTTGAAACAATCAAACGGCAAAACCAAACCGCCCAAAATGAACTAACTACTTTCAAGGAGAAAATCCAATCGGATTTAGACGGTAAACCAAGCCTTACTAAAGTAACTGAACTGATCGACGGGGTAAAGGAACAATTTACTACAAATATCGGTTTAAGAAACTACGTTTTAGGTACCAAAAAGCCGGTTAATGCTGGGAATGATGTAAAACTTTACACATTTTCTAAAGATTCTCACGGCTGGGGGACAGATCAAAAACTAAGGCTTTCTTTTGATTATCAGGCTGAAAGTAGCGTTCAGAAATTCCGAATTAATCGGGTAGTAAGATACAAAAACGGTAAAGCGCAATGGGATTATGCAATGAACAACTTTACCACAGGTAAACAATTCATTGATGTTTCTAGCGAGAAAACCGGTAAGTATTCGGAGCCGTTTACTTGGAAACCTTACAATCTGGGGAACCCTGAAGATATTGAAAGCATTGAGTTTCAGTTAAACCTTGATGAAGGTAGCGGAAACGTACAGATTAAAAATTTGATTGTTTCCGCTGGAACTAATGAAACTGATTGGGTACCAGCGCCGGAAGATCAAGAATATTTGGTAACACAGGCACAAGCTGAATTTGAAAGAACAGCGCAAGGCTTGAAAACTAAATTAGACACGATTTCTACAAACTTCAACCCGGACGGCACCACTTCAGAAAAGTTTAACCGCTTTTTGGAAACTAAAACCGCTGAAGGTATTAACCGGGAACGTGCTGAATTTGGTAAGAACTACGTAGCCAAAAATACTTATAATGAGAAAATCGGTGAGATTGAACAAAAGTTTAACCGGACAGAAGGACAATTAACACAGTTTGCGAATTATAAGAACGGGTTAGACGGTCAATATGCGACAATTACCAAACAACTTTCAGACAATCAAACAGCTTACAGCGATTTTAAGCGTACTTCTGATACATTCGTTCAAACGTTTGGAACTACGGGGGATCAGATTACAAATAGCATTTCCCGGATGGTTTTAAATAACCAGGTATTTCAAACGGAAGTGGGGAAATATGTAACGGATGATAACAACTTGATTGTTAATTCAATGACTATGGCGACTAATACGCTTGTAGGGAATAGCAATCCAAAAGCGAGCGTATCAGTCACAGATGGCGTTTTCACAATCAAGGCGAAAGGTCTTACTGGTTACAACTGGTCTGGTTTTACGTTGCCTATCTATGTCAAGAAAATCTATCACGGTGAGACTTACACGCTTGGTTTTAAATATCGTATTAGAGAGTATCCAGATAGTTCTTTTGCTTTTAATGTCAAAAACCACGGGCTAAATAAAATTCTTTTATCTTCCGATATCGATAAAGAGCGACCGCCTCTTAATGAATGGCAAGAGTTTCAAAAAACTTTCACCGTTCGGGAAGATTTCGCTTTTGGTGAAGATACAAACTATCCATTTTATATTTACATGGCAAAAAATGGCTGGATTGAGTTTAAAGAGCCTATCTTGGTTCGTGGATCAAATACAGGGCCTTACAAACCAAGTCAATTTGATGACGCTTATAAAGCTAGTGAGGAAGCTAAAAATCTTGCTGGCGACGCACAGACTAAGGCCGTCCAGATTGCCCAAGGTTTGGAAGCTACCAGGACGCAAGTAACACAGCTTAATGATAGCTATTCAATACGTAACTTAAACAACGCCGGGGACGTGCTGGGGCAATTAAATTTGAACCCGGACGGCTCAATAAGAATTAATGAAGGCTTACTTTCAATCGGTGAAAAAACCTATATTAAAGATGGCGTTATTAAAAAATCCATGATCGGAGAAGCCCAAATTGACACGGCACACATTAAGGAAATTGACGCTTCAAAAGCTAACATTTTTAATCTGAATGTTAATAATATCAACGGTTTAAACTCTGAATTTATTAAAGCTAAAATTGAATTCGCTTTGGTGGAATGGCTAAGAGGGAAAACAATTTCCGCTATAAATGACAAAACCGTGCTTAACCTTAATGATGGCCGTTTGGCTTTTCGTGATAATAACACCGGTGTCTATCGTGAAGAACCTGGGGCGTCAAGTCAAGGAATGTTCTTTAGAAACGACGACATCCGCGTAGACGGCTATCATAGAATTAACTCAAAAGTTATTATCGGGGCAGATCGTCGCGATAACGATATTTTTCGTAATTGGAACCGCGGGGGATTCAATGGAATGATAGTAGATACCGTTCGCGGTATTGGTACGGGTGACCATGAAAACGCTGATAAGGTGACTTTTGTAGCTGACAGATTTAACTTCACTCACTCTTACGATTACGATTCAGGCACTAATTCAAACCCCTACGGTTGGAGAATTTCAACGTGGGGCGCTACGACTATCGCGCCTTTTGGGATAAATGGAAGAAATACCAATATACAAGCCGGCGATTTCCTACTAATCAATAACGGAAGTAATGGCGTATGGTTACGGCAAGCTTTGCGGAGCCTAAAAACAGCGTTACAGCATTTTGTGAATGCTGGGTTTGTGACAGACACTTTTACAATCCCTAAAACCGGTTCACGAATGCAAGTAGCACTTCACAGTTCTATTAGAAATGCAGTAGCTAATTCACTAAAAGAGTTTGATAGATTTGGTATTTAAGAAAGGGAAATCAATGAACGAAGATTTTTATAATAGCGTACATTCTGAACTAGCTTCAGAAATTGGACAAAAAGCGGTAATCATTGCGACGCTTCAAACGCAAGTAAAAAATTACCAAGGTTACAGTCAAAAGCTGGAAGATGAAATGCAAGAACTTCAAAAGGCTAAAGATGAAGCACAGGAAAAACTTTTTGAAGTTCAAGCACAATTTGGAAAGATTAATAAAGTTCTTGAATCTGATAAAGATTTGAAGGATATTTTTGATGAAGTAGCAAATAAATTAGAAAAGGAATAAAAAAATATATGGAATTTAAAGTTATTAACAAATATTTGCAAGAAAAAGGGCGTACTTTTGTAGCTATCCGACAAGAAAACCCTTATACAGTTTTTGAACGCGTTTTAGTTGGTGATCGTACCAATGAAACAGATGAAGCACTTATCCAAGCAGTCCTTGGACAAGTTTCAACAGAATTGAACCCGGCGGACGGGGTGAAGAAACTACAAGAAGACTTGCACGTCCAAGCAGAGAGCTACGAGCAAAAACTTGCTGAAAAAGACACTAAAATTGCTGAAGTAAAAGCAGTGGCAGATTGGGCAGTGTTGGCGCGTGTTACTGACGTAGATAACCCGCTAGATCCGACTATCTTCAAGCGTGGTTTGGAATTGGTTGAGCTTGGTAAAACCGGAAAAACTTATAAACCACAGGAAATCTTCACGCTTTTAAACCCTGACCACATCGAGAAATTCCAAGAAGGGAAACGCGTCATGGTCCAAGTAAATGAAGAATTTACTTATAAAGGGGAAACCTTGGAACAGCTTGAAGATTTGGATAAAAACGGAAAAATTGGTATTTGGAAATGGACTGAACCGAAGGAAACGCCAAAGGCTTCAAATGAACTAGAAACGCAACCGGCACAGTAAAGCAATTAGAACCAGTTTAGGGAGGTGGTTAAAATGGCCCTAGTGGACCTAATTGACAAGCTGACACCGGTTCTGGTCGTGATTATTCCTAGTTATTTTTCCTTTAAAAGTTCCAAAACCACAAAAGAAGCAGATCAAAAAATAATGGATCTGACAGAAAAAATTGACATTCTAGAAAAATCCGTCTTGAATGTGGAAGGTATCGGGGAAGATAACCAGAAAAATCTATCTATTATTGGCAAAGGCTTGCAACGCTTGCAACGTTTTCGATTGCAAGAGAATTTAAAAAACGCCCTAAAGCGGGGCTATACTAACCAGCATGAAATAGAGGAACTTTCCCGGCTTTATGAAAGTTATATTGAATTAGGTGGGAACGGTGCTATTAAAGTGCTATTTGAACGGTTTTTAGACCTAGAAATTAAAGAGGACAAATAGAATGAACCAAATTACTGAAATTGTTACTAGTGGCGCTATGAGTATTTTCGTGGTGCTTGTCGGTATTGTTGTAAATGCTGTTAAAAACTATCTTACAACACGAGGCGGAAAGAAAGCCCTTGAAGTGGTTGAAATCCTAGCTAGAAACGCCGTAAATGCTACCGAGCAAGTAGCGGATAAGCTAGATATCCACGGGAAAGATAAGCTAGAATACGCTAAAACTAGCTTGATTGAAGGGCTTGAAGCACACAATATCTATTTAACCAATGATCAGTTAAATACATTTATTGAATCCGCAGTGAAAACAGCAAACGACGCTTGGAAGAATTGAGGTGAAAAGCATGGGTAAAGTAAAACTATTTCAAGATGAAGTGTTAGGACAAGGTTTTGATATTGACGGCTGGTTTGGTTGGCAATGCTGGGACGGCTACGCTAAATATTGCTTGTGGCTGGGTGTCCCTTTTGCAAACTGTACAGATTCCGGATATGTGAAAGACCTTTGGGAACAGCGTCATTACAATGGTATTCTTGATTATTTTGATGAAGTTGAAATTATGCAAGGCGGGGAAGTTGCGATTTTTATGGAAACAGCAGTAACGCCGGTTTCTCACGTCGCTATTTTCGTAGCTGATATTGACGGTTCGCAAGGTTGGTTCCTTGGTCAAAACCAAGCGGGAACCCCTGGACCGAATGGGGGCGCTAGCTTTGATTTAGCTATCT